TTGCTATCAATGTTCCTAATGATACTTGTCTTGAATGTGGTTTCATGGACGAATTTAATGATCACTGTCCTGTTTGTGGAAGCCATCATATCCAGCAGCTTAGACGAGTGACTGGTTATCTAACTGGTAACTATACAACCGCATTCAACGCAGGTAAAATTGCAGAAACAAATGATAGAGTAAAACACGCTGGTCGATTGGAGGAATGACCTATTCGTTACGCAGGAATTATTTATAATGACTTTTCTTCAGCGCCTGGTGTATGCCTATCATTCTTCACTCAGGGGTGCCCCTTCCATTGTGAGGGGTGCCACAACCCTGAGACTTGGGATTTTGATGGCGGAAGAGAGTTTACACAAGATACTTTACAATCAATCATTACTGGATTGAAAGCTAATGGGATACATAGAAATTTATGTATCATGGGCGGAGAACCTTTGTGTCAAAATAACTCATTTCTTACTCGCTTGATTGTAACAACAGTAAAGAAAGAGCTACCGGATACTAAAATCTACATTTGGACAGGTAATAAATATGAAGAACTTCTTCATTCTTCTGATACCAATATGCGGGAAATCCTTAAGACCGCGGATGTCTTGATTGATGGCCCTTATATTCAAGCTGAGCGAGATATTACCTTGCCTATGCGCGGTAGCCGCAATCAGCGCATTATTAACTTACATGATGCTAATTAACTCCATTTTTGGCGGCATGATGATTGCCATAGCTAGTTATATTTATCTTCAAGTCGGCGGAATAGTAGGAGCCTTTCTCTTTTCTATAGGACTTCTAACCATTCTTAATATGAACTTTAAACTATATACTGGCGCAATAGGATTTATGCATCTGAATCCCGCAGATATGCAAAATATTACTACAATTCTTGCTGGTAATTTAATCGGAGTATGCTTACTCTTGTTCTTCCCGCACTCTGCGGCTATTCCTTTGGTCGCTACAAAACTAGCTCTTCCACTTGGATTAGTAATGATAAAAGCAATAGTATGTGGTATGTTTATGTATACTGCTGTCTCTTGCTTCCGCAATTCTGCTCCATATATGGTTCCATTATGTGTTGCAGGTTTTATCCTCTTTGGCGGTGAACACTGTATTGCAGACCTATGTTATTTTATAGCTTCTGGTTCTTTCTGTTATGAAATGTTTCCTTTCTTTATAGTGGCACTTATTGGCAACTCTTTAGGAGCCATTCTAATTGACAGAACTAAAGTTTTATGATATTATAATAAAAGAAAAGGAGAATTGCTATGACATTATATGAAATGAACTAGATTGCTTATAACAAGCTTCCTAAGATGCCGAAAGCTGAAATCCGCAGGGCAACTGAAAAGCTTGAACAGTTTCTAACTAAGCATGACTCTAAATACTACATGATGTTAAATGTAGATGGTAGATACTACACTGTATATACCTATAATCAAGAGCATGATGTGAAGAAGATGGCTTTTGAAATGATTGATGTTGCTAAAACATTGGGCGTTTTAAAAGGCATCGAAGTGCAAAATGACATGGTCGAATTCTGGATTCAGCAAGATAAAACTTGCTCTATGTATGCCATGTTTGACTATACACAAGGGGTGATTGAAGTATGAACGATGTATTAGTAGTTCATTACGATCCATTTTCTGCGGAATCCCGTGTTTATATCTGCCGAGATGATTCTCAGTAGCAGACAGTAATCGACTCCAATATCTCTGAATTTGCGAAGAATATTGGTTTACTTGCGGATGCAACTAATATCTTTTCTGTAAAGATTGATGCTCCATCCCATATAGTAGAAGAAATTAGACAACAGTTAATTACAAGTAATTACACAAAGCAAAAAATTGAAGTGGAAGGTATTTAATGATGTATACTTTGAAAACAACGAATGTGTATCGCGTACCTACTGTCGAAGATGCTCTTCGTCTGCGGAAGTGGCTTGACAAGAACTGTATTGGCGAGCTAACTTCCTTTAAGTACGCTACTAAATATATTAAGGCAAAGGGCGAGATTATTGAAGAGTATCAGCTTGTGACTGCTACTATTACCATCGACAATGAGAAAGACCCTGAAGGGGTTATGCCTATCAATATGGAGGATACAGATAATGGTTAAATTTGAGAAAGTTTCTCGCTTCGCGGACGTTGATCTACCCCTGCCGACTCGTGCAACTGCCAATTCCGCAGGTTATGATTTTGTAGTCGCAGAGGACATTGTAATTCCTCCCTATGATTTTCTAAGAACCAAGATTCAGGATGATTTATTTGAGAAAGAACGCCACGAAGACTTCTATGGTTTCATTGATCCACTTTCTCTTGATGAAATGGCGGCTCTTACTAAGGAACTAAAAGCAAAAATTCCTCTTGTATCTACCGGTATGAAGTGTCATCTTGAGCCTGGTCAGTACCTCGAACTGAGTGCCCGCAGTTCTACCCCTCTTAAGCATTGGTTGATTATTGGTAATAGTATCGGTATCATTGACGCAGATTATTGCGATAACCCTGATAATGAGGGTGAAATCTTCTTCCAGATTATCAATCTTTCTCCTTTTGCTATTCAGCTTAAGCGTGGAGATAAGATCGGGCAAGGAATTATTCATACTTATGGAGTAACCGATGATGATGCTGCGACAGGCGAGCGCATAGGCGGATTCGGTTCTACAAGTAAGTAATGAGTCGCTTGTTAGCCCTTGACCAAGCCTCAAAGGTTACGGGATGGGCTATCTTTGAAGATGGTGAATTAAAGTTCTACGGTAAGATTTCTTTAGATGATCCAAATACTGATATTAGACTAGTTTAGTTGCGATAGGGCATTTAGACTTTAGTTGCAGATTATAATATCAACGAAGTAATCTTTGAAGATATTTAGCAATAGAACAATGTGGCTAATAATGTTTAGACCTTTAAGGTCTTGGCAGAGGTTTATGGAGTTGTATCAGAGTTACTACAAGAAATCCAGATTCCTCATTCAACAGTTCTCGCCGCATCTTGGAAATCTACTTTAGGCATTAAGGGTCGAACAAGAGCAGAATAGAAAAAGAATGCTCAACTATATGTAGAATAGAATTATGGTATCCATGTTATCTAGGATATCGCGGATGCTGTATGTATTGGAACTCATCATATCAAGAAGAATAAATGCGCTTGGTAAGAATGCGGTCTAAATAAAATAATCCTCCTTTCTTAACTCTTAAATTTTTTGAGAGGTTTAAGGAAGGAGGATTTTATGTTTACTTTTATTGCTGAACATTTAGTTGAAATTTTTTTCGGCTTAGTATCAGCGGGAGCCTTAGCTTTTTGTAAATACTTACATAGCTAGTTAAAGAATTACAAAAAATTACTTGAAGAGAATAAAGACACTGAGCTAGAAAAAACTATAGATTCTCGTATTGAACCGATTCAGAAAGAGATCGAAGAACTTCGAAAATATATCATGGAAACTAAAGATATTGAGAAAAGTCATATGCAGCTAATTATTTCGTCTTATAAATTCCGTTTGGTTTAGCTTTGTAAAGCTTATATTAAATAGGGTTATATGGCACAAGAACAATATGACCAATTAAGTGAGTTTTATCGAATATATTCTGGATTAGGCGGAAATGGTCAAGCTAAAGAATATTATGAATTAGCATTGGAATTACCAATTAAACCCGAATAACAAAAAAATAAAGGGGACTTGTCTTTAACTTGACAAGTCCCCTTTATTTGCTTTTAATCGTTGAAATATATCATTGGTTTTAGAAATTATTTCCTGTCCATAGGTAGCTATTAGATCCGCTAATAGTTCCTCTTGTTCAACGGTTAAATCAGTTTCATAGCTAAACATAGCAGCATGAGTTATTTCGTGACATAACACTCTCTTCATTAAAGAAGAATTAAGATTCTCATTGATATAGATACATTTAGTATCATTATCACAAACACCAGAAGCTAATGACCCATCGCTCCTAGCAAGAGTAGAGGAAGTTGGAGGTACTAGCAATATCCTCCAACTTACCCCATTAATATTAAGCATTGAGATTTAACTGCGCGATTTTATTAGTCAAGCTAGTCATCTTCTTTTCTAGAACTTGACGCTCTTCTGGAGAAGCTCCATCAATCATTTCTACGATGTCTTCAGAGAGTTCCTGCATATACTTCTCTAATTCCTTAACCTTTTCTGTCTTATCTTTATGGAGTTGTTTAGATTCCATATACATACGACGAGTTACTGGACTGCGGCCTTCGCGAGAATCGCGAATATCAATCTCACGTCCGCGTTCAGGATAATAAGGATAATCTTCATCGCGATCGCGCTTTTTCCATGGATAATGGCCGTCTGGACCTTCATAATACATTCTTCCATATACTCTATCCATATCTCTATGGTGATGGCTCTTTTCTTTAGGTTCGTCCTCTTCAGCCTCTTCCATTGCCTTGACAATAGAGCAGTAATACTTAGCCTGCTCAAGGTCTTTAATCATATCAATAGCCTGACCTAATTCCTCAGTATCTACCGTATCAAGATGACTTAACTGTGCCTGAACACAGCCCATCAAGACTTCTTCCATATGCTTTAGTCGTTCCATAAATTAAGCCACCCTTTCAACAATTAGATTAGCGTTTTGAACGCTTACTGGAATAGTAGAAATATTTCTTACGCTTACTTTTCCACAGCATCCACGTGGGATATCAATAAAAATAGCGCCAAAAATATTGCCATAAGTGCTAACCGCGGTTGGCGTATAAATCATGGTAGTGGTATTGATAGGTTCACCATCAATAGCAATAGCTAATGAAATTGGTCCAGCAGTACCATCTGCGGGAACCGCAATATTACCTCCAAATGTCACGCGAAAACGCGCACGACACTGGCAATTAGTCAAACCTCTTAAAGTTACTTGACCGCTACCGCTACGATGAACGGTAGAAGAGTTGCCTGCGATAGCAACATTTGTGAATAAAACATCTTGATTAGCCGCGACTGTTTGCACAGCATTAGCGGTAATTTCCATAATACAAATCCTCCTTGTTTTTAATATAAGGGGAGATTACTCTCCCCTTATAGGTTAATTTAGGCAGTTAAACCGCAACCATAAGCTGCGGTCCCGCAGTTGCAGTATGGGTTTGCAACCACATAAGCAGGAACGGGTGCCTTAGTACCGAGCTGGCTGACCAGATAATTGTTCTGAGCCTGCTGAGATGCAGCAAGGCGGAGAGCCTGGTTCTCACTCTGGAGATCAGAGATTTTCTCCTGGCAGAGATAATCAAGGATAGCACGAGTGCCAGCATTCTGACTGTCGATAATGTCACGGGTGTGATTTGCCATAGAGGTCTGGATAGCGCAAGTGTTGGTTGCCATATTATAGTTAATATCAGCAAAACCACGTTCCATAGCGCGACCATTCTCGCAGCAGCAATCAGAAATCTCACGAGCAATACTATTCTGACCAATAGTATTATCATAACGAGCCTGATTGATAGCATTTTCAACCTGGCATACACCCTGTTGTGCGGCAAAGCGGTTAGCAACAATGTCAGAAGTTAAACCGTTAGCAAGCTGAGCGGTTTGATAGCCGAGAGAGCAAACTGCATTATTAACACCAGCAAAGCCATTCAACATTCCAGTATTCATAGCATAGAGCCCGTCACAGAGACCCTGTTGTACGCCACGAACACTATTCTGGAGACCATTCATGTCGAAACCATAAGCGATTTCCTCACGAGTTGTAGTTCCTTGGAACGCAGGAGATCCAGCGCCTTGACCGCCCATGCCGCGACCGAAACCATTACCCCACATACCACCGTTGAAACAGAAGAGGAAGAGGATAATAATCCACCACGCACCGTTGTCCCACATACCATCATTGCGGTTATTACCACCAGTAGCAGCCGCAATATCAGCTAGACTATAGCCATTAGAATTATTGAACATAAAAATGTTCCTCCTTTAATAAGATGATTAAAGGCCAAGCATCTCTTTAAAGGCGGCAAATTCTTTGTCGAAATCTATTCCCTATTGTTTAGCTAAGTTACGAGCAATTTGCTCAATATCTGCGGATCGACCATTCTTGGCTAGGTTTAAAAGGTTTTGACCCATTGGGGTCTCACCCATCTAGCTTTCTAGCAGATTCATAGCGAGTTGCTAAGGATTCTGTCCACTCCTAAGCATTTGGATAAGTTGCATTGGGTTCATAATTCATGTCTCCTTAAAACTTAAATTTCTCAGTCTACTGCGGCTATGCCGATGCGGACTGAGATTCTGGCTCCTTTCCTAACATAGCTTGTTTTAATTGCGCTAATGTAGTCTCAAACTCTTCTCTAGTAACATACTGAGGAGAGCTGACGACTGGCTCATTCTTTAGCTCATAAACATTAAGACTGGCTGTGCCATCCATGTTTATTTGCTTAGTATAAATGCGTCTATTTGCTAAGTCGGGAAAATAAAATACAGAGCCATCGAAATCAATGCTAATGGCGCGGGCCTCTTCAATAGAAGATACAGGCCGGCCTTTAATACCCATTTGCGGCTAGGTCTGATCCACATATTGAATACCTGGTCTTGGATACATAGGTTGCTGTGGATAGTATGGATAATTAGTTGCCAAAACTTTTTACCTCCTAAAAAAATATTTCCTTTGACCTTTCATTAGTATATGAAAATCGTCTATGGACGATTTTACATTTTTGCCAAAAATTTTGCCAATTTTTTTGAAAAAAAATATAGGGAGCCTAATAGGCTCCCTTTTTCTTGTTATTTGCGCTTATTGACCTCAGACTCAATTAACTGAGTGAGATAAGTATTCAAGTCACCTGTAGCCTCGGTAATATATTCCTTGGCATCGTCACTTAGAATAGTCATAATAGCGTTCATTGTGCGGTTAAATGCTTCCTTCTGAGCTGCTTCATCGAAGCTTCCAGATTTCTTCAAGCTATCTACATAGGTCTGATTGGTTGCAATAACGCAATCAACAACAGTCTGATAAATCATATTAGTGTACTTCTGAGCAGTCTCATTATCGGTCTTAGAGTTAATCTCATTGCGCTTAGCAGTCAAGTAGTCAACGAGATATTTAGTC